TCTTGGCGACATATCAATATTTTTAGATTGCTTAGCACTATTTTTTAAAGCGTCGGCACGGCCTTGCTCATAAAAGTGATTAGCTATTTTATCTACATTTTCTGCTGCAAACAAAGCTCTATGGTATTCTAATGGTTTTGTTATCTTACCTGTTTTTTCATCTAAAAAACCAGATACGAAATTTGTAAGGTCTGACTGTCTATCTCTAACTTTATTTGAATTTTCAACTTTAAACCTATATTTTTTGTCTCCTACTTTGAAGTCAAAACCTTTGAACTCCTCGTTAAAAACTTTATTAGTTGCTTGTTGAAAAAATTCAGAATTTTGGTTATTAATAGATTCTGACTCTTTTGCTTGTTTATAAAAGTCAAAAGCTTCTTTATACTCCTCAGGAACATTACTTTGCTTTCTTAACTTAAGATCAGCGTAATATTTCTCCTTTGAACTATTAAAATGATTTTGTGCTTTATATAAGTCTTCTTTAAATGCTAATTGCTTAGCTTTAGTCTCGCTTTCGTCTGCTGCTTCTTCATCATATCCAAATTTATTTTGCATCATGAATGAAATATCAGCATCGTCTAAATGAGGCTTTGTTGCTTTTAAATATTCGTAAACTAAGCTTGTGGGCTCAAGAGCTGAAAAATCTCTATTTAGACTAACGTAGTCTTCAAGACTTCCACCTGTTTCGTCCATAAAGCTTACTAGCTTTTGAATATCCTCCGGCATTTCAATATTTTTTTCTTCTGCCTCTTCAACTGCCTCAACTATTTTTTCTTCAATAGATTCTGGAGTTAGAGGCGTTTCGTCTGATATAAGCTCTAGCGGCGACCCCTGCTCGTTGCTCTGCTCGGCAGATTCTTCATTTGGTTCTTGCTCGTTTTCTTGCTGAACTTCTCCGCTAGCCTCGGGTTCGTCGCGTAAAGGTACTTCCTCTGGGCTTGACTCTTGAATGGCATTTTCTTCTGTGTTTACTGGTTTATCCAAATTAACTTTGTAGGTTCCATCGTCTTGAAATCCATACTCAGGACTAACTTCCCCCTGTTCAACAGCCTGTTCAATAACAGCCGCTTCTTTTTGTTGAGCTGTTGTGTTTTCAACACCATCAACAGCTTTTACTTCAATGTTCTCTTGTTCCATAATATATAATAAGATAATTAATAATTTTATTTAGCTTCAAACCTAGATAAGTCAAAACCGCCTAAAACATCATTGCCTTTTGATTCAAAGGACTTTTTTGGTTTTTCTGTCCTCGGTGGGCCAGCTATAGAGTTGACAGATATATTCTTTTTATCTGCTATTCTTTCTTGTGTTTCACTTTGTTTTTCAACTAATTCTTTTTGAGCTGAAAGTTCAAGCTCTTTAAGCTTAACATTTAGATCATACTCAAACTGCATTAATTCTTTTTTAGTAGACGCTTCATATTGCATCTTTTTAATATCTAATTCATTTTCAGTTTTTTGAATTTGAATTTTAGATTCAGTTGCAATTTGCGTAGCTTGTACTTTTGCTTCTTCAATTTGAATTTGCGCTTGACCTTGAGCTTCAGCTTGTGCTACAGCCGCAGCCTGAGATTGTTGCGCGTCCGCTTGTTGCTTTTGTATTCTTCTAAGCTTTAAAAGTTGGTTAGCTAGCTTTATGTTTCGCACTTGCCTAATATCAATAGCATCTTCAAGGAATATACTTCCTTGCGTTAAAGCCATTTGTATATTAGTTTCTAATCTAGACTTTTCTTCTTCATCAGGTTCTAAATCTAAAAATATACCAAAATCATGCAGATGTAGCTTGCTTAATTCTTTTAATGCACCTACTGAAAAATTACCAATTGAATTTATAAAAATTTCTCTTGTAGGGTGAAATTCTAAAACATCTTTAAACCTTAATGATATACATTCAGCAAGCTTTTTAGTTATAAACATGCTTGAGTCTAATATGTGTCTTGTTGCTACGTTACTATTAGCAGCAGCCATTTTTTGCACACCTACTAAAGCTTTAGGATCTGGATCTGAGCCATCTCTAGCTTCATTTAATCCGGTTATATCGCGTATCATTTGTAGATACTGATTATAAGCACCAATAAGAAGCTGTACTTGGTTACCGCCGCCTCCGGGTAATTCTTGAATTGGAACTTTACCGGGATTTGGGTCACCTTCAACAGTTAATGATCTACCTATAATAGATCCTGTTTGGAAATACATATTTAATGCCTCTTGCGGGTTATATGATGTTCCATTACCTAAATCAATTTCAGCTAAGCCATCTGCATCAAGATAAACACCTGACGGTGTCATTCTTTGTATTGCTTGCTGTAGTTTTAAATGCGTTAACTGAATTAAATCAGCGTATGGTGTCATTTTAGAAACTAAAGAGTTTATTTTACCCTTATATATTCTAGGAGCACAAACAACATAATTCATAAGAACCTTATTCACATTTGAATTAGGTCTAATCATATTACTAGCCTTTTGCCATTTTAAAAGTTTGTTTTGCCCTAAAATGTAAACGCCTTCATATAATACTTCTTCAGCTTTCGCTACTTTTTGAAATCTAGTTCTTTTATCTTTTGGTGGATCGAAGGTATCGTCTTTTTTAATTGCCTTTTCTGCACCTGTAGACGTTTCTTTAATTTTGTATACGTTGTTTCCCCATGTTTTCCAATTAAAATAAAGTACTGTTGCTACATTGTTTTCATCAGTATCGTTATTTTTATTGTCATTAAAGTTCATATTGTAATTAGCCCAGCTATTACTTTTTTTAGATATTTCCTCAAACTCTTCGTTATTTAATGAAGGAAATTGTTTTTTAAGTTCGTTTAATTTAACTTTTTTAACTTCTCCAAAGTAATATACGTCATTAAAATATGGGTCTTCAGTATATGAATATACTAAATTTGCAGGATCAACATAGTCTAATTTAACACCATCTGTATTATTAAAAGAATGTTTCATTGCACCTATACCTAAAACTGTTAAATCATAATCTACACGAGTTTTTAAATATTCGTATTTATTAAAATTAAAAATGTTTTGTATAGCTTGTTCTTCTGCAATTTCAACGCTTTGCTTATAATTAAGCTGCATATATAAATCAAACTCTTCTGAACTTTTAGGAAGATCTTGTTTTTCTATATTTCTAACATCAACGCCTAACTCATTTTCAACTAAATCAAGCATAGCTGCAGCATTCATATCACGCTCTACAGCTTCTACATACGCTGTTCTTTTATCATTAGAAAGCGCATCTTCCCCTTTTGCTCTAATAGTATAAAGCCTATCTTGCATTCCATTAACAACGATATCAACAAACTTAGGAATGATAGGTACTGGTTTCCAATCAAGATTTAAATAAGATAAGTCACCATTTATAGCAAATTCATCTTTGTATTTTTTAATAGATTGATCTCCTCTAGCATAAAGCCGTAATTTATGAAACTCATCTCCAGTAGAATAATACCTTCCTGTAATCCCCTGGCCTTGGTTAAACCATTCTTGCTCTATAGCCTTAGCTACTTTTGTTCCGTATTCAACTGATTTTTTTTCAGAGTCCGAAACAGCTTGACTTGGAAAATCATAACTTTGCGATTTAGTCTTTGCCATATTTATTTTATTATCTCGCTTCTAGCTCCGGAGTTTCTATATTTAGAAAAACCAAAGTTTAATTTTGTTTTTTGCCTAACAGGCGCTGGTCTATATAAATGTTTTCTACACGCCATAATGGCTAATCCGCTGCTTATAGAAGCATCGTGTGCAGTACGTTTTGAAATATCAAATGTTGCCCAATCTTCAAGTGTTCGTTGAAAATACATATTACCATAGTCTTCGTTAATTTTACCAACGTAGTCTTCTATATAAGACTCTATAGCAGCAGCGTGAGCTTGCTTTATATCTTCAGACGTATTAGGTATACCACCTAATTCATTTTCAGTTTTAGATAATCTTGCTTTTAATTTATCTGGGCGATTCATAGAGTAACCCCTATAACCTCTTCTTTTAATATGATATAATAGTCTAGGCTTGTTATTTTCTGCTAGTATTGGCATTCCATAAAATATCATTGCCATAAGTACGTCTTCAAAAAATATTTCAGCAGTTTGTGGTCGTGCGATATACTCTAAAAAGAATTTTGTATTTGGTACATCTTCAGTCATTGAAAATGTTGTTAAACCGTGCAAAGCACCGTTAGATCCACCACCACCCACAGTTCCAGAAATATCATAAGAGTCACAACCAAAAGCTCCAAGGCCATCATTGCCTGGATATTTGATTCCATTTTTTTCTATTACATTATTACGTAGATGCTTTGGAGGTATCCAGCTAACTAAAAACCTGCCATTACGCATTGGTGTCCAGACAACTTCTGAGTCTTTTATACCATTTTTCCATGAAAACCCACCGCGAACAACATAGCCGCTCATGGTCATTTCTTCATTAAAATCAATTTGTTCGTATATTTTACTTAAATTAAATAATGAATTAACGGTTTCATCTCTAAAAGCATGCTTTTCTGATCTTGGAAACTGTCTGTAGTATTCGTTTAGTGCATCTGCATCAGATTGTAACCCTTCGACTTCGTTTTCCCAGTGCTCAATAACGCCTGTGTATATGAGTTCTCCGTCAATTCCTTCAATCTTTTCTTGTGGTGAGTCGAACACAGGGTATCCATACTTATCAATAAATCCTTCGTAGCCCCATTCCATAGGTATGAACAAAGAATATAATCCACTTGCAGTCTGTCCATTTTTATTTCGTTTAGTAACGTCGGAGTCATAATATAATTTTTTAAAGTTATCGCCTCCCTTTGCTAAAGCATTAGAAGTTGATCCCATCATGCATTTGCCTACTACTCTTGCTCCGAGCCTAAGACACGTTTTCGTGACCCTCCAGTTATTGAGGATGTTGTCCGGCCTTTCCCATTTACCCGATTCATCGTGGACAAGTAACCTGAGCTTCTCCCCATCATACGAGTTGTCTCCTGTATTCTTCCAGTCGATTGTCGTGTCCAAACCCTGTTGTTGGTCTTCTTCCGACGCGGTGGAGCGCATAGAATTTCTGGTAAGTCTTCTTGACGGAACCTTATAGGATAACTCGGTTTTGGGTCTTTCCATACCGTCTTGTACTGGCTTGAAGAAGAAAGGGTAGTTTGATGATATTGGAACCACCTTGTCTGTGAACATCTTCTTAGCATCAGATCCAGATTTAGATAAAATTCCGAATCTAGCGTCTCTTGAGATCGTAGCTTGGTTAACAGTTTCTGAGCTTGCCATGAATGAAAAACCTGACCGTCTGTTCTTAAGATAGCACATGCCATAACTTCTCTGATCAGCCTTGCACGCCTCCCAAAAGTAATAGAATATTCTATTTGCCTGCCTAAAGTCCGGTGCTCCCACATCGATCTTTGTCCAGTTAAGGTAGATATAGTGTGACCCTGTAATGTAACACGGGGTGCCATTGCACATGAACCAATAACCATTATCACGCCTAGTAAACTCACCGTTAATATAGTCGTAATATTTTTCTTTAATATCGTCTTGATATTGTTTAAAATCATATAGAGTTTTTATTTTACTTAACGATTCCGGTCTTTCCCTTCTTGTGAATACTTGTTTATCTTTTTTAAGTTTTTCACCGTCAACACTTTCTGGGATTTGAGGTAATCCTACCTTAAGACCTTGTATTTCGTATATTTCGCCTAGAGTTCCATCTTTACTTATTATGACACAATCTAAATCTTTGTCATAACCATACTTATATTTTTTAAGCTTATTATTTTTTTTTACTTTTTTGTCGTCAAGATGATCTGAAATAACATTGTATAAAGTTTGTGTATACATTATTTTAATCTATCTTCAACGCCAAGAAACTTTGCAGCGTCTTTTTTATCGTTAGTATTAAGCTCTTCTATCTTTTGTATTATTTTTAATGAATCTTCTATTGCAACCCATTTAGCTTGCGCAGCAATCTTAGCTTTCTCCGGATCTAAGTCTTCTAAGTCAATTCTTTGTCTTATTACTTTTTCCAGTTCTACTAATGCTTTTTCTGAAGCATCAATTATTCTTTCAGTGCGATTCATATTGTAGTGTTATGTGATTTGATAAAATTCTATATAATTTTGTGTCGTCAATATTAAACTCGTATTCTGAATCCGGCGTAAAGCCAACCACGTCTCCTGTGGCTAACCCTAATGACTCTAAATACTCGTTGCTATACACAAGCTCACCA